CTTGAGAAATGGCAGCAATCGATTGTCGCAAACCTATTCGGATGGAAACGTCCGGACGGCACAAGACGATATCGGAAGTGCGCCATATTGGTTCCTCGTAAGAACGGCAAGACAACTATGGTGGCGGGCATAGCCCTATACGTGATGTTCTGTGATAACGAGCCGGGTGCTGAGATATATTCAGCCGCTGCCGACGCAAAACAAGCCGCGTTAGTATTCAAACAGGCCGCGGGAATGGTATTTCAGGAGCCGTACCTTTCGTCAAAGGCAAAGGTTCTTGCGCGTTCTATTACCATAGAAAATACAGGAACCTACTACTGGGCCATCAGCGCAACTTCGGCAACGAAGCACGGATATAATTCACATCTTGTCATTATCGATGAACTGCACGCACAACCCAATCGCAATCTTGTTGATGCGTTAGTGACCTCAACGGCTTCACGCCGACAACCACTGATAATATATATCTCCACTTCAGATTATGACCGCGAGAGTATATGCAATGAAACCTATGACTATGCAGCACAGGTGAGGGATGGAATCATTAAGGACCCGTATATGTTGCCAGTGCTCTACACATTGGGCAAGGATGAGGATTGGAAGGACCCCAAGTCGTGGGCACGGGTTAATCCTAATCTCGGTATATGCCTCAAGCGCGATTATCTCGACGAGGAATTCAAGGCCGCGCTTGAGACACCTGCGTATGAAAATACATTCAGGCGATTACACTTGAACCAGAAGACGGAGCAATTGAGCCGCTATATCCCGATGGATGCATGGCGTGATTGTGGGGGCGCGTTCGATATTGACTCGCTTTATAAGCGGTTATGTTTCGGCGGTCTGGACTTATCGAGCACACAGGATTTAGCGTCCTTCGTGATGGCGTTCCCGTTTGATGCGGGCGTCGTAAAACTACTTGCTCGGTTCTGGATTCCCGAGGAACGCGCGAGAGAGAGAGAGGAAAAGAACAGAATTAATTATAGTCAGTGGGCACGACAAGGGCTGATAACTTTAACTCCGGGCAATGTGATCGATTATGATTTCATCAGGGCACAGGTGCGGAACGATGCAGAGATGTTTGACCTTCAGGCAATTGGATATGACCCGTGGAACGCTACTCAGACGGCCCTGAAAATGCAGGACGAGGACGGGTTGAAGATGGTTCCAATGCGGCAGGGCTTCCTGACGATGAATGAGCCGACAAAGGAATTACTACGACTGATTATATCGGGAAATTTGCATCATGGGGACAATGAAATTCTAACATGGAATGCCAACAATCTATCCGTAAAGACTGATGTTAGCGCGAACGTCCGACCAGTCAAGCCGGACTTCAAGATTGCGAACAAGATCGACGGGATCATTGCGGCGATAATGGCAGTGGGTATGGCGGCGTTGACGCCAGCGGAAAGCCGAGAAAGTATCTACAACACAGAAAGTCTAACGGTACTATAAATGAAATTAATCCCAAAGATACTCAGGAAATTCGGATATATCAACGCTGCAACGGCGGCGGATGAAAGAGGCTGGTATACATATTTCGGACCATCAACATTATCAGCGTCTGGCGAGAAAGTGACAACAAACACCGCCATGAAGGTCTCCATCGTATATGCATGTGTTAATACTATTTCAGAAACCTTGGCACACTTACCCTGCATATTATATCGACGTCTACTAGATAAAACTAAAGAGCGTGCTGTTGATCATCCGCTATATCGAATAACGAAAGCACCAAATGGATGGCAGACATGGTTTGAATTTGTCGAAATGACGCAGATGTGGGTGCTATTGCGCGGCAATGGGTACGCAGAAATCATTCCAGGGAAACACGGTTCCGTCGAACAACTAATCCCCCTCAGAGCCGACAGAATGAAAGTTGCCAGGCTAGAGAACGGGCGGTTGAGATATGAATATACAGAGCCAGCTGGCCGGACCCGAAGGATCACAGAAGATTATATGTTACATATCAGATACAAATCTCTCGACGGCATTACCGGCATAAGCCCGATATCGTGGGGTGCGAACAGTATTGGGCTGGCTATCGCGCAAGAGAAATACAGCTCAAGCCTTTACCGCTCTGGAGCAATGAGGCGAGTGGCATTGGAGTTACCACCGGAGAAGACCCTAAAAGAGGAAGCTACTACTAGATTGAGAGGCGAATGGAATAATACCTATGGCAGGGATGGGGAAGGCGTTGCCATATTAAAGGATGGATTGACTGTGAAAGAAATTGGCATGACTGCCGACGATGCGCGGATCATCGAAAGTGAGTATTGCACTATCGAGAATATCCTTAGATTTTTCCGGATACAGCCACACAAGGCAGGACATTTATTGCGGGCGACTTATTCCAACATAGAGCATCAGGGCATTGAGTTTAATACGGATACAATGACCCCGTGGACGGTTCGATGGGGTCAAGCAATGTCGCGCGATTTACTACTAAATGATGAGGATTATTTTTATGAATATTTATTAGACGGTCTCGTACGTGGCGATATCCAGGCCAGATGGAGTGCGTACCACAAGGCGTTTATGATTGGCGGAATGACCATTAACGAGATATTAGCACGAGAAAACATGAATGGCATAGGGCCAAAAGGGGATACGAGGTTTGTGCCAGCAAACATGATAACACTTGAAAAAGCTATAGGTGATGTAAATGAGCAAAATGCAGGGAACTAAAACTCCGGATATATTATCCGCAACTCAAGGAACAATATGGGCGATTGTGCCCGAGAAACTTGATGCACTGCTTGAGTCACTAGGCTGGATAGTACCAGGCACGGAATATGAAGCGAGAACCAGCGAGGATGAACCGCGGATTGAGCCGGGTTCCGTAGCAGTATTGACCATCAGTGGGATTATCACACATAAACCAAGTTGGATATCGTTATTGTTCGGTGGTAACTCCACAATTGAATTGGGTGAGGTTCTCGACAATCTCGTCGAGAATAAGGCTGTAAAGGCGATTGTGTTGGACGTAGATTCTCCAGGCGGTTCGGTATCCGGCGTCCAGGAATTATCACAGAAGATATTCGATGCCCGTTCAAAGAAACCTATTATTGCCGTAGCAAACAGCCTCATGGCGTCTGCGGCGTACTGGATAGGTTCAGCAGCAGAAAAGGTATATATCATTCCATCCGGCCAAGTGGGTTCGGTTGGTGTTTATGCGGTACATGTAGACACTTCAGTTGCAGATGAAAGAGCGGGATATAAGTACACGATAATTGATGCCGGAAAACATAAGACCGAGCTAACCGAGACTGAACCGTTATCAGACGAGGCGAGGGGATATTTACAACATCAGATCGATTCGTATTACAAGAAATTCATCAGCGATGTTGCACGGAATAGAGGCGTATCCCCATCGAAGGTCTTGCAGGATTATGGCCAGGGGCGGGTATTGGTTGCCGAAGATGCGGCTGGTGTCGGCATGGTTGACGGGATAGCTACACTTGACGAAGTTATCAATATTACACAAAAAGAAATTCCAAAAACAAAAACTAGATCATGGGCTACGGCTGCCTGCGAAGTCGCCGAACTACAATTTCAAACCTCTCCGCAAGATGAAAACGAGCGGATACAAAATCTCGACACGTCAACGACAACAAATGAATAGAAGGAAATAGCTATGAAGAACAAGAGATTAAAGACATTACAGGATAAAAGGGCCACGACTATTGCCGCCATGAAATCCATCGTAGAGATGGCAGGCGAGGATGAGCGTGACCTAACCGAGGATGAGGGTAAGAAATTCGATGATTATAAAAGTTCCGTTACCTCCATGGATACGGAACTTGAGAGGCTAAAGGCTCTTGATGAGATGGAGAAGTCTATGCCCTCAATTACTGATTCTAACGCGGACACTGCCACCGAAATCGCCGAAAGAAACGGGGAGAAGACTCCCAGGGCAACGGTCATTCCTCCAAACGTCAAGAGGTGGGGGAAACTCCGTTGTTTCAAAGGCCCCAAGGCAGATGAAACGGCTTATCGTTTTGGGCAATGGATACGAGCGGCAAACGGCATTACATCGGCGAGGGAGTGGTGTGGTGAACACGGGGTCGACTTAGTTGCCGTTGCTCAGGAGAAGAACAACTCTGCGGGTGGATTCCTTGTCTTGCCGGAATTCGACAATGACATGATCGACTTGCGTAAGGAATATGGCGTATTCAGGCGTGAGGCCAGGACTTCGCCAATGAGTAGTGATACAAAAGAACGTAGCCGGAAGACAGGCGGCTTGACTGCATATCATGTCGGCGAATCTGAGGCGGGAACGGAATCAACCGGAAGCTGGGACCGCGTCGCACTTGTGGCAAAGAAGATTATGGTTCTTACTCGCATGAGCAATGAGCTCAGTGAGGATGCGATCATTAGTGTTGCTGATGATATTGCAGACGATATTTCCAGAGCGTTCGCATATCGAGAAGACATTGACGGTTTTCTTGGCGACGGCACAAGCACGTATGGAAATATCATGGGATTGTGCGGCAAACTTATTGACGTGAATGGAGTGGATACCGGAGGCGGGCTGATCGCCTATGGTACAGGCTATGCATGGACAAACATTACGCTCGCTCATTTCAATAGTCTGATCGGCATATTGCCAGACATAGCACATGCAAACGCGAAGTTCTATTGCACTCGCACTTTCTTCCACCAGGTCATCGAGAAGCTGCTGGCTGCAGCGGGTGGGAACACGATACTAAACTTAGAGGATGGCGCAGGCAGACGGCAGCTCTTCGGCTATCCCATTGCGTTCGCAGAGATCATGCCGACAGCTGCTGCGACAAGCAAGATTCAGTGTCTGTTTGGCGACTTGAGACTTGCCGCTGATTTCGGCGATAGAAGGAGTACGTCGATATCATTCAGTGATTCCGCGTATGTCGGCAGCACAAGCGTATTCGAGCGAGATGAAATCGCGGTACGAGCAACCGAGCGATTCGACATCAATTGTCACGACGTTGGTTCCGCCACAGTGGCCGGTCCGGTTGTCGGGCTCATTTCGCATTCAGCGTAACTGGAAACATAAACGATAAAAGCTAGGAGCTTAAAATGATAGATGTACAGAACATGAAGGTTGCGATTCTGACCCCACCGCAACTTAAAGATAATGGCGACTTTGCTGGAAACACATACGTCGACACGGCGGGGTGGTCACATTTAAGGGTGCTGTTTATTGTCGGCACTATTGACGCAGCTATTGGATCAACCGCAGAGGGAACAGCACCACTTGTCGAGGAGTGCGACACAACAGACGGCACGTATGCGGCCATAACAGGTGCGGCCCTCGCGGATGCAATTGGCGCAACAGAAGACGATTCTCTATTCGCAATTGATGTCCCGATCACAGGCAATCGCAAGCGATATATGGAGGTACAGGTACCGCATTCCGGCGATGGTACTACGGGCTGTAATCTTGCGATTATCGGGATATTGACTCGTCCGGCAGAAAGTCCCGATACGGCGGCTGAACAGGGATTAGCAGAGCACATCAAGGCGTAAAGGAGGGTTATGTCGCCAAAGGCTAACATATTACTGAACGTCCAGACGGCACAAGTTGTCCACGCTGTAGCTGCAATGGCATTGGCCCATTATGCAAAGCGGGATGATATAACGCCGTTAATCATGAAGGGCAGACCACTTGATTACATGAGGAACAGGTTGTTTGTTTATTTTAAGGAACATCCAGAATATACGCACCTATTCATGATTGATAGCGATGAGAGCGTGCCGCTTGACGCAGTAGACAAACTGTTAGCACTGGACGCGATAGTGGCAACTGGCTGCTATCCAGCGTTGGCGAAAGACGGCCTGCGATGGGCCTTGGCGAATAAAGATAACGACGGGCACTACCGGTTATTGAAAAGGCTAAATGCCTCCTGTGGGCCTTTTGAGGTTGATGCCGGTGGTGCCGGTTGTCTGCTTGTTCGGCGGGATATATTCGACCATGTCGCATGGCCGTGGTTTAGGTGGGTTGAGTATGAGGACGGTAATCAAATGAGTGAGGACATATACTTTTTCTCTAAACTAAACGATGTTGGTATTCGCGCAAGGGTCGATCCTACGGTATTGTGCAGCCATTACAAGGAGGTTGATCTACTACCATTGAAAATGAAGTTAGACAAATTAGGAGGCGAGACGAATGAAGATTAAATTCATCAAACCATTTCAATTATATGCTGCAGGCGATATATCCGATATGGACGAACGGGTGGCTATACTATTAGTTGATAGGGGCGTCGCCGGTCGAATATTGGAGAAGGTTGAAATAAAACGCAAGCGCAAGAAAAAACGGGTGAAACGATGAGTGGATGGACGGTCACTACAGAGCCTGCCGTTGAGCCTGTAACATTAACAGAGGCGTTGGAACATTTAAGGGTGGAGGATGATGCTGATAATACCTACATCACGAACCTCATCACGGCGGCCCGGCAAACGGCAGAGGAATATACACATCGGCAATTAATCACTGCGACATACACCTATTATCTCAATAAGTTTTATAGCCGGATAGAATTGCCGAGACCAAAACTGCAATCTGTAACAACGCTGAAATATTACGACACGAGTGGGAACCAACAGACATTAACAGAAGATACGGATTATACTGTGGTTACATCCTCGGAACCCGGTTATATCGTGCCGTATTATTGTACATCATGGCCCTCAACACGCGACATCCCTGATGTTATTGAAATTATATTCAAAGCTGGTTACGGCAATGCGGCATCCAGCGTCCCCATGGCAATCAAGCAGGCGATATTACTAATTATCGGGGACCTTTATGGAAACAGAGAAACGGTGATAACAGGCACAATTATTTCTAAATTCCCACGCACAGCAGAATCGTTATTAAACCCGTATAAATTCTTTTGGAATATGTAGCTATGAGAGCGGGCGAACTGCGACATAGGGTTGAGATATGGAAATACTCGACAACTGCGGATGACAGCGGAGAGCTGATTGAAACGTGGGCGAAGGACTGTACCTGTTGGGCGGCGATAAACCCGTTAGAGGGCAACGAGAAGTATCAGGCCCAAAGAATCGATGCGACGGTAACGACAGAGATTATCATGCGATATATTAAAGGGCTAACGCCACGGGACAGAATAAAGCGTTGCAGCGACGGCAGGACATTCGAGATCACGGCGGTAATAAATATAGAAGAGCGAAATATAGAACTCCGGACGATGTGTAAGGAAAGCGTGTAATGGCTTACTTTGAAATAACAGTCATAGGCGCGAAAGAGCTAGAGCGGAAATTAAGCATGCTGCCAATAAACGTTGCCAAGAAACATGTCCGAACAGCGGTACGTGAGGGCGCGAAGATCATCCAAGCAGAAGAGCATGCGATGGCTATGAGCATGGTCGGGGGCGAGATGGGCGGTATGATTGCCAATGCATTAAAGGTAAGAGCTGCTGGAACAAAGCGCAGAGGCAGTTATGGTATAAATGTAATAATCGATCCAAATAAGAATGATGTGTTTATAGATGTAAGCAAGTCAGGAGTTAGGAATTATATACCTGCCGCGATTGAATATGGACACATAACAGCCAGTGGCGGAAGGGTGGCTGCTATCCCATTTGGCCGCACGGCTTTTGACAATAAGAAGACATCGGCTTCAGCGGCCATAGAAAGGGACTTGTTAAGAGGCATTGAAATCGAGGCAAGTAGACCGGCATGAGTATATCGTCAGGCGTAAGGGCAACATTACTTAATGATTCGACCGTAAAGGCACTGGTACTGACTCGGGTATATCCTAGACTATTGCCTCCAAAGATAACGCTGCCAGCCATAGCATATCAGCAGATCAGCTCAATCCATGAGCAGAAATTATCAGGTCCCGCAGATTTCGCCGTTACACGATTTCAGATAACCTGCATTGCAAAAACTTATGAGGAGGTCGTTGAACTTGCTACGGCTGTGA